CATCCCGCATCTTGCTTTGCGCAGTGCGGACGACGGCTCCGGAGCCGGCCTGCAAGAACCCAACGAGCGAAGAGCCACCAGACGCGGCAAGGGCTGCTAGGGATGCTTTTTCAGTGTCCAACTCGTTGATTGCGGCCTGTACTGTAGTGGCTGCGACTGTGCCTGCGGGCGTGTTGCCCACCCACCCGGCGCCTCCAGGCGCGGCGAGCAGAGTGTTGACTGCGTTCTTACTCGTGACACCGGACTGAACAAGCGCCAAAACCTCCGTGCCCGTGGGGGTGACGGCTGGCGGAAGATTGGTAATTTTGACGTTGACAGCCACGGCAATCAGCCTTTCTTAGCAGCGTTCATGTTGTCGACGAGGTTGGGATACGCGCGCCCAGCCTTCTTGGCTGCGGCCTTGGCCTTCGACTTTTGCTCGGGCGTCAGCGGCTTGGACGGGCCAAGGTCTTTGCGGCGGGGCACTTCCCAAATGGGGCGGTCGGACTTTTTCATAGCTTTTTGAAGATGAAAAGCAGACTGTACTCGTCGTCGCCATTACGCTTTTGGAAGTCGATCAGATCCCACGAGCCTGCCAGCTTCATGGCTTCAACCACCTTGTCGTAATTGACGTTCCACTTGTGGTCGCTATTTGCGCCGTGCTCGCCAATCTTGGGGTACTCGTCCTCGTCGGGCAAGTACAGAATCAAGTAGCCGCCCTGTTTGACTACGCGCAGCCACTCCTTGAGCGCGGTGGTGTAGTCTGCAATGTGCTCCAGCGCGTGGCTGCTGTACACAAAGTCCATGCTCTGGCTGGCAAACACGTCCAGCCGCTCGGCGTCGCACATTACGTCAGGCCGGACGCTGAAGCCGAACTGCGCGTGGTTCATGTTGTCCACGCTGATGGCGTGAGGCAATACCTTGAAGTCCCCTGCGCCAATGTCTAGGCCACGGCCCCGCAGGTAGGGGGCCACTTCCCACACGATCTTTTTGGACTCGGCCTTGTACGGCGCACCGGCAACCCACACCATGTCTACAGCACTCCCAAAACCTCAGGCAGCTTCCACATCGCGGCCTTGTTGTACGTGAACTTGACGATGCCAATGGCATCCGCTGCCTTGGTGACCGCCGCCCAGGGCTGATTGTTGTCTTCAGCAATTTTGAAGAGCTGAGACTTAGAGAGCGGACCGCCACGCAGCACGTGCGTCAGAAAAGCGTAGGCGCCGTCAACATCATCCGTGGCGATGACGTGGTCATTGACTCCGAAGGAGCCCTTGATGAGCATCCCCTCAGCGTCGAACAATGCGCTGCCCTGCTCGTAACGAGCACGTGCATGTCCCACGACGGTGGCGTAGGGTTTGGTTTTGTCCAGCTTCATGAGCGCGACATGTAGTTGTTACGGGGCACCAGCATCTCCGGCTGGTCGTACGCAAAGTTGACCACGTTGCCCTCAGTGCCACCCATGCGGAGCTTGCGGTAGCCCATCTCCATTTCCATCATGGTGCCGGGAGGCTCGAACGGGCAGGGCGGGGGTGCGTCGTACATGTACTGCTCGGTGTTACCGGGCAGCGAGCGGGCGCTGGCAGCGTCGGCCCAGGGTTCGCCACCGTCGCTGCGGCCGCTGACCGTCAGTTGATTCTTGTCCTGAAGAAACAGCATTTCAACTCTCCATGTGAATGTGGGGGCACTGCGGCCCCCACATATTAGCACAGACTGCGACTGATGTTAAATCAGTAGCCGTCGCCCGGGTACGAGATGTCGACCAGCTTGACCATCGGCATGTTGCGGATGTCGGCCATCGGCTGGTTGCTAATGTCGTAGCCGGGCGGCATGACGTTGAACTTCGTCATGTCGCCGTCCTGCGTGCCCTTCTTGTCGATGTAGCCAGAGGTCTGGAACCCGACCATTTCCTTTTCCATTGCCATTTCAGTTCTCCTGGTTAGGCAGTGACGTCAGCGCGGGGCACCAGCCCCAGCTCCACCCCCACGGCGTAGACCGCCGTGGCATCGGTGCCCTTGACGATGCCGATGGCATCGCCCTGCGCCAGGGTGAAGGTACTCACCACGTTGGTGCCAGTCACCACGCCAGAGCCGATGGTGGTCAGCACTTGCGTGGAGGTGGCGGTGCCCGAGTACTTGTACATCGTGACGATGTCGGCGCTCGTGCCAGCCGTGGTGGCTTTGACAGTGACGGACTTCACCAGAGTGTCGGTAAACGCGGCGAACTTGGCAGTCGCACCGGCATTGCCCGTCAGGTTGAAGCCCAGCGGCAGCACCGCCTGATAGGCAGGTGCGTCGTAGCTCATGCTCTTGGTAGCCATGTTTCAGTGCTCCTTACGCTTGGCTGTCCCATTTGACGATGCGGGCGTTGGACGCCAGGGTGTGGACGATGCCGAACCCACCCAGGTAGTACCACGCCACCCCCTTGCTGCGACCGTAATCGCTCGGGATCTTGCCACGCATCTCCTCAGGCACCGCGATGGCCTCGGCGACGGTGTCGTTGCCGAAGAAGAAAATCCAGTCGCTCTTGCCTTGAGACCACGCCGTGCCGGTCAACCCGTCGGTGCTGATGCCCTTGACGATGTTGGTCTGCTCGACGTAGCGGATGTTTTCGTAGCGGCCGATCTCACCGTTCATGATCAGCTTGAAGCCCGACTCACTGTACTGGTGAATCGTCTCCAGGTTGTTCTTGAACGTGCGCAGCGTGGTGGGCCACGCCAGAGCGTAGTAGTCATCCCCGATGTAGGCGGGAATGTTGCGCTCCTTCATCGTGTCGACGATGGACTTGGCGTGCCCATTGTTGAACGCGATGCTGTTGGTGCCGGTCACCGTGCCGTTGGTGTACAGGCTCACCGCAGCCGTGTCCGTGCCCCCGGTGGGGATGACCCGCAGCGGCGTCTGGTTGAACTGATACCACGCCAGCCTGTCGAACGACTTGACGGCGTCGTTCTTCAGCACCTTCTGAATCAGCTCCATCACCGGGAACTTGGACAGGTTGTCCAGCTTGCCCGAGTACGGAACGCTGTTGCCAGCTTCGCTAATCGTCAGGGTGCCCTGAGTGATCGTGAAGTTGGTTTCGGGCATCGTGTTGGTTTCCACGAGGTTGCCACCGGCGGTGGCGACATCGGAGAACACGTCCCAGGTGAAGATGTCACCCTTTTTCTTGCCTTGCTGCGATGCGTCCCGCACGTCAGCGAACTGACGAAACTTGACCAGCGGTTGCACCGCCATACGCAGCACGTTGCTCAGTTGGCGGCTATACATGAAGCCGCCAAGAGAGTTCACTGCCCAGACTTGTCCAGCCATTCTAGCGACTCCTTAGCCTCTCATCCATTGGGGTCCACCGCGCCGCTGCGCCATCGCAGCAATAACGGTAGACGGCGAATCGTCGGTTTCATCATCCTCGGTGCGCGCAGGTCTCGACTTGGTGGAAGCCACCGCAGCGGGAATCTTCGGCATCGCGGCCTTTCGCTGCTCTTTGTCAGAAAGCGAGGCTTCGGCCTTTTGGGCCGGAGTGAGCTTCTGCTTCCAAGAGCGAATCTCATCGCCAATTTGGGCGTAGCGATCCCAGTACGAGCGGCGATCCCCTTCCTGAAGAAGCTGTGCGTCTCTGTCGAGAGCAATCTTCTTCAGAATCGGGTCACTCCACACATCGTTGTACTCGGTGCTAAACCGGTCAATAGCGGTGTTGAAAGCAAGGCGTTCGTCGATCGTGCGAGAGACGTCGTCCCTATTTAGGGATGGACGAGCACTGATTTGCTCACGCAGCTTGCGCAGCGCGGCAGTAGCCTCTTCCTCGGTGCCCACTTGTATAGCGCGGACGAGCGCTCGATCCTCTTCGTCTTGACGACGCTGAAGCTCAACTTGGTTGACCGTGGGCGCGGCGGGAGCAGTCTCCAACCGGCGCTTGGCCTCAGCCGCTTGACGCAGATACTCGTCAGCAGCTTCAATTTTCTGGGCGCGGGCGATGAGCTCGGCTTCAGTGAGCTCGATGTCGCGGCCGTTGACCTTGAGCTTGTATCGCTTCTCTTCCGGAGTGTCGTCAGCGGCGGCAGTCTGCTCGTCAGGGGGAGCAACTTGCTCTTCCTCATCCGTAGCCTGCGCACCGGTCTCTACCGTAAAGGGCTCGGTAGAGCCATCGTCGTTCACATTGACAAAGTCTTCGACACGGCTTGCGTCCGTTTGGTCGGCAATGGCGTTGAGGCGCGCAATACGGTCCTCATTGCCGGTGCCAACGGCGTCTTGGCCGGAGGTGTCGTTGACGTTTTCGTCATTCATCAGATGTTTCTCCTTCAAGAAGCTCTAGGGCTTTAACTCCATCGATAACCGCCTGAGACAGCCACTCTTCAAACATCTCGGCAACACGCACTTCGTTCTGTGCCTTGATGACTGCCCGGGCGTCCGTAGGGTCTACGGCCTTAAGCTCTTTGATGGCGTCACTATAGCACTCCTGCGCACGGTTGCGCAAGTATTGGCCGATGCCAGAACCCCAAAATAGTTCAACTTGTCGGCCGAATACTGCGCGGTCAAGCAGTTCTTGATTGTCCATTGCCCATTATCTGTGAAAAGTGAGTGGCAAGAGCACGCTTGTTCTCGTTCTCTTCCTGAATAAGAGCGATGAGCTCCTTGCTCTTGTTGCTCTCGCGAGTTTTCTCCAAACTGACAAGCTGAGCAGACGTCTTGTCCTTGAGCTGACCTTGGAGAGCTTGCAACTGTACCATAGCTTGACGCAACTGCTGCTGAAGTTGCGCCACCTCAGGATTATCCATGGTAAAGAACCTGCTGCCGTCCTGGTAGCCAAGGTGTCCAAAAATCTCCTTGCCCACTTCCACCATGTTGACCCCGGGCACCGGGTTACGCAGCATGTTGGAGTACATGTTCATAGCAGTGAGGAACTTCTGCAGTTTCTGCCCCGGGTCGGTAGCGCCCATACCCACGTTGACGGTGAGCGTAATTTCCTGGTTCAGTAGCTCGTCGGTCACCTCATCCACGCCAAACCGCTGTAGAAGCTGCGCGTTCTTAGCCGCGAGGCCAAGTATTACACGGTCAGTTTCGTAGTGCTGCTCAAGCAAAATGAGATGCCGCAGCACAGGCTGCACAAACGTCTCCACATACGTGCGGATGAGATACTCCACCAGAGTGCCGTTACTCTGGTTGAGCATAGTCATGTTGCGGGCGGGCGCGTTGGCGGCACCCGCCATCATGATGGCGGCGGGGTTGAAGTTGCCCAGCAGCTCGTCCATGGACATATCCAGGCCCTGCTGCTCAAGGTAGGAGCTCTGCGTAAC